TCCTTCATGAACCACATATGGCGGTGGCTCGGCGTGTTGATATTCCTTCAGCGCCGCATCCCCCAATGTCTTAGGAGGATACGCCAAATAGTATACGAGGGTTTCGATTATTTCTCTGAGCTGCGTATAGATATGCGTGTTCGTTGTTGGCTCCCCTGTGGGCTGAATAATCCCGCTTGTCTCGCTTCCGATGGCCTCCAATAACTGACTTATGCCGGTCCATCGTTCCGAGCGCAAAAGCGCGCCGCTACTTTGCGTCCAAAACACCAGCCTTCCGTTGAAGCCAAAGGTTGGGAACATACTAAAGATCGATGTCTGAATTTCGCTAACCGTGTCCCGCACGCCTACGTCTTGGGTAACCCCATCGAAATCGCCGGCGCTCGGAAAGGCCTTTCCAACCGCACTCCACTCCGTCAACTCAAGGCCGAAAAGCTGCTCGCGTTCATTCATTGCGAAACAGAACTCAGAAAGAACTTCCCCGAGCCGATCAACCAGCAATCCTTCATAAGATCCACCGTTGAACCAACTCATGGCAACGGTAGTGCCTGTAGGTGGGTGACGGATATCCGCCGTGATGTGCCGTTGAAAAACAACTTGCCTCCTACGTTTGTCAGTAGCCCCTGGGGCGTGCTTGCCTCCGATGTGCTCAATCCGTGCTCGTGATTCTCATGGGAGCCGCGCGCGGCGTCTCCAACAACCGGCGTTGCGCCCAAATCTTCCGGGTCCGCCGTTCCGAGTCCGCTCCCACCGCCCCCGCCTTCCGCTTGTCGTATGGGCAACCCGGCTAACTCCCGCCGCATTTCCGCCGCCTCTCTTTCCAACTTTTCCAGTCGCCTCAAGATATCAGGATCGGCCATGTCAGGCTCCTAGCGATGCAAATGCGAGTTCATCGTATCCGGTCATGATGTGCGTTTCAGGTATGCCCTCTCTCTTGTCGAGCTGGAACTCTACCTGCGTCACGACGGTATTCACGGCCATGTCATGCCAGCGGCCGCCGAGGCCGCGAATCATTGAGCCAAGCGGCACGTCCGTATGGTGCCCAATGAATGGCAGGTCGACCGTGTTGCGTTGAGTTCCGTACCATGCGAGCGCTAGGCCCGCAATACTTCGGAGTCGGGCCGAATCGTCTCGGACGATCAATGAGAGGTCTGTGTCTTCAACCCGCACAAGTTTGCCGTCTTCGGTATCAACGACGGTTCCCGGCGCAATGAGCCACATCTCCGCATCGGGAACGGCGATACGTTTTGTCTTCGTTCCGTCTCTCTGAGAGGGATCCGTTCCGAGAGAGATCTTCCGACGCAGGTTCGTGTCCGTGCGCACGAATACCGTTATCATCACGTCTTCGTAGTCATAAGCCGGCTCCGTGTTGCTGTTGAGATACTCCGCCCAATGGTTCAACGCCATAACATGATTTGCGGGCGCGGCTAAGTATACGGCCAGCTCCCGATCGCTGACGCGGAAACTGACCGGGGAAGCGGAGCCGTCTTTCTCGGCGCGTTCTGACAGATAGTATGTCTCGCCATCCTTTACAAGCGCGAAGGGCTTTCGGAATTCTGCGTCTGCTTGCGAGAGAAGTGCCGCCGCGCCGCTTCCCGAGCCGATGCCTGAGCCGCCCCCGGATCCCGTGTCCGTCGCGATGGCTTCCAGGATCGGTAAGGTTCTCTCAAACCGCTGATCGGGCCGCCATTGCGCGGGCGTCAAGGACGCGTCGATATAACCGCCGTCCGTCACGCCTGGCGCGAAGTTTGTTTGCGTCACCCCTGAGCCGCCCTCCCCGTTTCCAATGAGCCAATCCCAATCGGCGGGAACTTCCAGCTTGGAAAAGACCGGCGCAAACCTGTCCGCCTTCCGTGCGGCGTCATCCTCTTCGGCTGTCGAATTTCCGGTCCTGTCGCCAACCTTGTACGAGGACTCTTCTCCGGACGTCCATCCCTTTTGGATTGTTGCCTCGGCGATTGAGAATGTGCCGCACATCATTACGGAGCCGCCCTCGACAAGAAGATCGTCATACTCTTCGGCGCTACTGAAATTCAACACGGGATTCGCCAGAATATCTTCCTCGACCTCGAGCGTCATCTGATCCGCGTTTGCGGGGAGCAAGTCATCCCCGACGCTAAGCGCTTCGCTCAGGACGGAGAAGATTTTAATGGCCAACGTCTCTACTTCTCCCGCTTCTCCGAGCCCTGTGCTTCGTCCGGCGGCTCTCTGAGAATCAGCCAGCCCGCGCCGCGCCGCCGGTCTATCAGCTTGCTGATCGCTTGACGCACAGACAATCCGTGGAGGTTGTGAACCTCAAATATCGACTCGATCAACTCCGTCTGGCCAGTGACGCGGATCTCGATCCCGGTGTTGTTGTGGCTGGTTAGAATGTAGTTGATGATATCGAGATTCGACCACAGCGCACCGTCAACAGAGAATACGTGCGCTCCGTCTTCTAACGCGTCCGTTGAGCGGTTGCCCTGTAAAACGAGGCCCCTTCCGCCGTGTTGGTTGAATGTTACAGCGCGGTCAATGAATCCGTCATCCGTGAAGCTCCCGCGAATTTCGTCACGGTCGAGCAAGTGGCCGTAGCCGTAGGCCGTGAAAGTTTGCCGGCCCGCCGGCGTTGGCGATCCAAAATCGTCCCCGTCTTCAATGTCGATTATGCCCTGAAAAAGGTCGGCCTCTTCATATCCCTCGAAAGATGTCACGAGCACGTAGAGTCCGTTTAAGACGAGAAAGTCAAAGGATTCAATCGCGTTTACATCTTCGCGTTTGGCGTTGCCGAACTCATACTTCAATTGCGCCGTCGAAACCGCCCCGCCGCTCTGCGCAACCAGCTTCACGTTCGTGGGGTAGAGATATGGGATCCACTCCCATTCATCCGCCCACAATTGTTTCACATAAACGGAGAGGTCCGGCCATTGAAATGGGCTGTCTGTCAAGCCCTCTCCGAATGCGCCAGCGATGGCCATGTCAAGGCACCTTCTGCGTTTGCGTTGCGAGCAAGCGTTGGATATCTTGGATCGTGGCGGCGCTATCGTTTGCGCTCCGCTGCGACGACCAGATTGCAGCAACGCTGAGAATGGCGGCAACGATGAGGGGGCCTACCACCTTATATGTGAGGGCCTTGATGTCCCTTTGGTGATTCGTCTTATCGGTTTTCAGGATCTTCACATCAGCAAGGGCGTTCCCGAGTTCGTTCTCGAAGTTGGCCATTTGCACGCGGATACCCGGCGTTCCGTTGCCGTCGAGCAACTTGCCGACGCGGCCCGAAAGGTCCGTAACGCTGCCGTCGATACGATCCACGGCGGCCGTCATCAGGATGACGCTTTTCTCCATCTCGGATGTCTTCGCCTCGACTACTTCGGCGGCAACCGCCCTAATGATGCTCTTATCCATTTCTCCGTCTCCGCCCACGATTCTACTCCTTAGATTACTGGCCTGCGATTGCAGCTTCCAAAACTGTCTTTTCTTTTTCCAGTTCGGTCACTAGGGCTGCCTTATGATCATGGTCGAGACTGAGCAACAAGCTTTGGATTTGCTGTTTCACTTGCTCGGGCGGCACAGGAGGAAGCATCCATATTCCCTTCGCCACCTTCTGCTCCTCAGTCAAATTGGCCCTATCCCACGTAACGGCACGCGGCGCTTCCCGGTGGTAGGAGCCCTGCATCAGGTCATTCCAGAAATACTCAATGTCCTCTGCCATGAGCGCTTCGATGCGCTCGGCCTGTGTGGCCGCCTTCGCCGATTCCATCCAGCCGAAACCGAATGAGGCGACCATGACCGCCAATACCAACGCTACCGTCAATGTCCTCTTCATGTCACTTTCCTTTCCGTTATGGAGTTGTCTTCAACACTACACGTGCCAAAATATGTGTCCCGCCGCCGCCAGCCGCCACAGACTCAATTATGTGGCCTATATTTCTGGTCGCGGACGCGGTTGCGCTATTAATACAGTACGGCCCTTCCGTCACGCTCGTTATCGCATGATCCCCTGCTGTTGTGGCGGTGTTGTCTTCGAATGCAACGTCGGCTATTCCGTTAACGACAACCCATACATTGGAGCCACTCACAGATTCGATTATGCCCAATTGCTCCGTTTCGTTATTGCCCGCGTCTTCAACCTGATCGTCCGCTGCGGCGTCCACGATCACCACTTGGCCAATGATGCTCGACGTTGTGTTGTCCGCCATAAGAATCGCGTAGCCGCCGATTGGTGTGATGCGGAATCTTAGGCCGTTGTAGCCACCTAGCTCGGAGAATTCGTGGGCCGTTGCGCCTAGGCCGTCGATGATTTGCAGCGACATGTTTACATCGTTAGCATCGTTGTCTAATTCTACAACGAAATTTTTATCCGTAAGTAAGAAGGCATCACTATTTTCCTGTACTACGAACATCGTGATACCGTCGCCATCCAGGATGATAAAGCGTTGAAATCCGTAATCATCGTCCGTGTCCATATCAAAACGAAAATCACCGTCAGTTTGAAATATTATATCGCCATCATCACTACTGCCATCGGCTTCATTATCTCCGTAGATAAACACGTTTGTATCGTTAATTCCCAAATGCAAATCGCCATTCGGCTCACGCACTTCAAAAATCGGCGTGCTGCCCCCATCATTGTGAAGGAAGAAGCTGTTCGTGCCGCCCCCATCAACGTCGATCGCGATTATGAAATCGGTATCCGCGTTACCCGTAGTAGTGCCATCCACGGTTCCAAACAGATCGCCGCCCAACGCCGTGAGGTCTAGCGTCGTGGACAGGCTGTTGACAAGATAATCGTCCGTTTCGTCGAGGATAGTAGCGTCCACCGCATCCGCCGCAAGATCTATCGTATCCACCGTCGCATCCAAAATAATCGTGCTCGTGACGGTATCGGTATCCGTCGTGCGAATGATTTCCGCCGTGTCTGAGAGGTCTGTCGAGGCAAGCGCCGTGCCGTTGATTTCGTAACCAGTAAGCGTGTCCGTTACGCCCGCTTCGTCAACAGTGAAAACCGTTGTGAGGTCGCTGTCTCTAATCCCAAATGTGTTATTTCCACCGTCGTCATTGGCGTCAAGGTCCATGAGAAAATTTGCGCCGGCATTGAATTGAAAGTCGCTTGTTGGGTGTCCGTCCACAAATCCGGATGATAGAGTCACCTGCCCCGTCACTGTCAACGTGTCGGCTATCAGAAAGTCTCCGCCCTCGGTGGCCGTGACGATAGGCGTGCCGCCATCGTCAACTACGATAAAGCTGGAAGTCTCACCGGTATTATTATCTAATTCGACAGTCACATCCCCATCGCTTTGCACGGACGTATCCCCACCCACTGTGCCGAAGTAATCGCCGCCTTCCGCCGTCACATCGGACAGCATTAGAAGGTTACCGAGTTCATCGACAGTCATCACGGTTGTCGGCCCACCGCCTGCGGCAACAGTGAACAAGCTCACGTTCGCGTTCGCGTTGTCTATGCGCACCGTCACGTTGTCCACAGAGGAAAGGGTCAAGTCTCCACTAGGGGCGGCTGCGCCAAGCACGATCCCTGAAAGTGTTTGGATGTTTCCGGTTGCCCGTAGGAGCCCGCCTTCGTGGGATGACAGCATTTCGGTCGTGCCGTCACCCTCGAAGATAGTGAACGCTCCAGCTTGATCTTCATCGGCGTCCACAATGAAAGACAAGTTGCCGTCTGTGGCCATGATGATGTCGCCATCGGTTGCCCCGGCATCAGCATCACCTTCGTCATCGCCCGTTATTAGTACGTCCGTAGCGTCAATCCCAAGATAGAGATCGCCCGAAGGCTCCCTAACCTCGAACATCGGAATCGCTCCGCCGTCGAACAACACTTCAAAACTCTCTGTGCCGTTTCCATCCGAGTCGGGATCGGCGAATACGCTCCCTGTAGATGTGATCGTATCGCCGCTTCCTCCACCTCCGCCGCTTGCGCCGTTCCGCCCATGCTCGTACCAGACGCCCCCGACGTTGACAAGAATCAGCGTGTCGTCCGCGGTCATTTCGTAATCGACCCCGCCGTCAAGAACGATTGTTGCACCGTGTTCAATTGTTGGATCTGAATCGGTAGAGCGCACAAAGAGCACTTGCCCGATGATCTCATTATCGAAGTCCGTGATCGTCGTTGCCCCGGACAGGTTCAGCGTTATGATGCTGGCGTCCGCAACGCTCGGGGTTGTGTCCGTTCCCGTTTCCGTCTTTTGGCCAACGGACATCAATCCTTCGATGTCAAAGCCCACAGCAACGGTGATATCGCCCGTGAATGGGATGTTCATCCGTTCCGCGCTTGCGCCCGTTCGGAACTCTATCGAGCCATCCTGGCCAGAGCTAAAGAAATTGCCCGCGTCAATGAAGACACGGCCAGCGCTTCCTGCGCCTGCTTCGTTTCCGGAAAGCGCAATTCCTGCGCCCCTGGAAGGCCCGAAAGCGCCCGCCGGATTGATGCGGATACTTTCATCATCGCTGCCATCCGAGGTTGCCGTCATGATGTCATAGACATTATCGACTTGCCCGGTGAATATCAGATCGTCCCCCATTTGGAGGCCGTCGATAATGTAGCTGTCCGTCGCGTCTATGATGGTCGAATCAACCGTCCCTGGCTGGATCTTGAGTCCGTCGATCAACCCCGCTGCGTTCGTGAGTTCGTGGTTTCCAGAGCCCGTCTCGATTATGCCGCCTACGTCGATTTCGCCCGTCACGGCAATGAGGCCGGTAGCCGTCAAGTTCACCATGGTGAAGCTGGCAGTTTCATCCAAGATGGTCGCATCCACAGCATCAAGGGCTAACTGCGCCGTGTCCACCGTGCCGGACTGAATCTTGCCGCCATCGATTAACCCGGCGGCGTTCGTCAAGGAATGGTTTCCAGAGCCCGTTTCGAGAATTCCGGCAATGTCCACTTTGCCAGTGACACCGAGATCACCGGTAGTTCCCTGATCCGTCAACGTCATGATCGTATTGCTATCCGCGTCATCCCACTCGAGACGCACATCGCTCGAGTCGAATTTGATCATGAAGTCATCATCGCTTCCGTATGCGCCCCAATCGTCATCATGCACTCGGTAGGAAAACCTCTGTGCATCCGCGCCGACGGACACAATGGCCATTAAGGCCATGAGAATCAATGTGTGCTTAATTTTCATAGTGCTAGGACCTCCGCTTGGGTTCTGGGATTATCCCAGCCAACCCGTGAGAGTAGCGTGCCTGTTGCGTCGAAGGCCGCTACGGTGATGTAGTTTTCGCAACTCGGATCCCAAACTTGCAGGAGCGTGTGCGTTGCCGTCTGGTAGATCGGGGCGCTTGTCACAACGCTTGACGGAACTCCAATGGCGTCCCATCCCGCGAATAGAATAACCTCGTTCAATACGTCGATATCGCACACTCGGGTTGTGCCCACGTTGATGTGGAGTTTCTGTTCTACCCCGACATTCCACGTGCCAACCTCGATAGCCCCGGTTCCCGCCCCTGCGGCCGCAACGTGATCCCTCTGAAAGATTGTCTTGAGAGCGAACATCGAATCGAAACCAGAATCGAAGCGAAGCGTCCACACGAGCACGGTGTCCGCCCACAGCCGCGTCTCCCCGGCCAAGACCTCCCAGTAGATGTTCAGCGGCTCATCGATAAAGATGATTTCATCGGGAACGTCGGGCGAAACGTACACGCCCGCCCTGCGGCCAATCGAAACGGCGCCATGTGGCGCAAGCGGGCCGAAGATGGCCGCCGTAGCCGAGAATACCGTTGTGTTCGTGCTGTCCGCATCCGGAGTCCCCGAGCGCCGCGTCCGGACAATCACCTTCACTTCTGTCTGATCCGTCTGCGCACCCGTGGTGAAGTCAAGGAATTCCTGATTGCCATCATCGTTCATAGCGACTTCGGTAGGCACGTCAACGTCGGGGTCCGGGTCAACCCCATCCGTCGTGATGTATAGGAGCCACGTATCGGCGGCCAGGGCGTTCGCTGTAGCCGGTATGGGGCTTTCTTGCCGCCTGGAGTATGCAGCCCTGATATTCACCTTGCCGGCCGCCACGGGCACAGCGGAGACGGTAGAGGGCCCGGACGGGGGAACGGGCAATTCCTCGAAAGATGCGCCCACGATAATGGAGTCGATATCGAAGGCTCGCGTGCGGAGCCCGTAGGCGTCCTGTAATTGAGCCACTACGAAATACTCGTCATCGGCGGAAACCGCGTCGCTATCGACGTTGCCCGGGAAAGAGGCAATTGTCTTGTCCGGCGTCCCGGTGATGTCCGGTATGGCATCCGTGGAAATGAATACCACAACCTCAGGAAGGCTGGCCTCGGCAATCTGGTAAGCCCCGCGAAGCTGGCCTTGCGAAGTGATGACGCCAGGGGATTGCAGCGCCTTCCAGTGAATGATAACCTTCTCCATTGAAGATGCGCTTGCGCTTGCGCCGATGGTGCGGCGAATCCACAGGCCGGGCGTTGCGCCGTCGCCGGGATTGATGTAAGCCAGGGGGGATCCTTCCGTTGGGGAAGTGAAGCTCAGGCCGCCCGGCGCTGTCGTTTCGTCTGCGATGGTCTGGATCTCTCCGTCGCTGTCCGGCTCGATTGCTATGGCCGTGCCGGATGCTGTGGCGGCGTCAAGCCAAAATTCGACGGACAGAGAAGATCCGAGCGCGGTGCCGGCGAATATGACCGCCCGATATTTCACGACGCCCGCCGTACTCTCCGCGCTGGAAATGTTGGATCCGCCCACAACGTTATTGAGAAGGTCCAGGAGCTGTACTGTCTCCGCGCCAATCATCGGGACGGAAGATGTGCGGCTCACAATGGCGAATTTCTGCGTGTCCGTGTCCGCCACAACCTTGGTTTCGCCGTTGAGGATCGTCACGGCGTCGCCAGGCGATCCGTTCGGGGCCGTCCATCGCAGCGTGTCATCGTCTTGGATGTCCAGAGATCCAAGCCCTTCGCCGTTCTGTCCTTGAACGCTGTTGATGCGGACGTTGCGGATCATGCCGAGACGATGGGGATTGAATGCGTCCGCCCGGTTGTATGCGCGCTTCCCACCCAGAGAGTCATCATGATCGGGTTGCGCGACGCCAACTATGTGCGCGCCGGTCAGGTAGAATTGTAGGCTGTCCGCTCCTGTGAGTACTTCGCTCATGCTACCGCCACATTGATCTTGTGCGTGGATTCATTCCACGTCAGCGTTACGTCTGCCTTGTCTGGCCATCTGACTAGAAACACTGCCCATGTGCGAGGGGGCCCGTCTACCCCGCCAGCCGTCACCGGAACGACTCGATACTGATGCGTCGTCACGTCCGCAAGCGTTGGCGTCGTGTAGGAGAATGTCGCCTGGCCGCGGTCCGTGATGGTCAACACTTCCGTCCATGCCGCATCTACGAAGCGCTCGACGCGGTACTTCGCGGCCGCAACGGGCTCCCACGTGAAAAAGAGATGTGCGGGGAAGGCGCGCGCCGGCAACTCGGACGCACTGTCCAATACCTCGAATTGAAGTTGCCCGTTTTCGCTGACTCGCACGGTGCGGGATGTCTGCGTCGTGATGTCTATGAGCAAGCCATCCTGGTAGACGTAGAATGTCGGATCGTCGAGCGTAGATGTCCATGAGAAAAACCACGTTCGGCCTCCCGTTTGCGTCTGCTCTGTGAATGTTACGCTCAATGTTCATCCTAAGAAGTCGCTGTATCTTGCACTCGCCAATTGGCCTTTACGATGGCCACGGTAGTTCCATCCGAAGACGGGCCGACGGCGAATGGCTGTTGGGCCGTCACCTTGATCACCATGATGTTAGTCCGCTCAGTTCCAAAGTCATCGACAACCGAAACGAGATTGCCTTGAAGAGAGCTGTACTCCAAGATTGCCGCGTCCGCCGCCGGAAGGCTCGCAAGTTTCTCCGTCGTGACGATCTCCGATTCGCCGGCGCGAAAGCCCGTGTCATGGAAGGCTACACCCGAAACGCCGGGGCGTGTGATCTTTTCCATCGTAATCCCGGCCGTGTCGATCTGTCCTTGGATGTTCTCGAATTGGATCGGGCTTCCGAGGATCTCCGTGTTATTGATTTGGCTGCTGGCCATTATTCGGCGCTCACGGTGCGGCGGTTCTGGTTTTTGCGATTGGCTGCGTTGCCGCCCTGAGCCTGGGTCAGTTCGCGGGTGGCCTCAATCTGTGACCCAATTGTGGATATGAGTTCCCGGATAGCCTCCTCGGCGCCTACCGCCGTAACGGGTTGCGCTTGCGTCGCTGTCGTCTGCAACGCCGTTCCGGGGGCAAACCCCGGGCCTTGCGGAATAACCAATAGTCTAAGAAGCCTTTGCAAAAAACCCGCCTCACCAGTTGGCGTATCGACACCGAATGCCGCGCCGCCCCCCGCCTCTGCACCTGTCAGTAGCTTGCTGAACAATTCGCGGCGAGCGCGTTCCGCTTGTGGCCCTACTAGAGTTGACAGTTCCGAAGCAGCCCCGGCAAGCTCGGCAATGAATTTCTCCTGGATCGGCCCCACTGCCTGGATGTCTTTTAGGCGATCTTCAATATCGAATTTTGTTGTGAATGTTGGTATATCGCGCAATGTTTCTTCAAAGACCTCAAAGCGCGCAAATAGAGCACTCAGAGCCCTAGCATTAATATCTTCGGTTATACCGGATTCCTTAATTGATGCCGTCGTAAGATCTCCCTGCCCTGACAATATCTTTGACCGCAAGGCCTGAAATCGTTCGTCAATTGGAAGCTCGAAAAAGCCCGGTATAGATTCGGTAAGATCACTAGGTTGAGTTATTGTCCTCGAAAGCCCCTGGAGAGCTTCCCTCAGTTGTGTTTTTGGAAACTCGCCCGATGCAGAGATCGCCGCGAGAGAGGATAGGCCCGTGAATCGATCCACTTCCGTGCCCTGTTTGAATTGAAGCAATGCCGAGGCCGCTTTGGCAAAGTCTATTTCGATATCGCCCGAGACCCTAGCGGAGCCAACCAGCAGGGAGTTAAATTCTTCCTGCGTCACCTTGAAGGCTTGGGATATTTTCAGAGTTTCGGCGGCCAGTTCTTGATTGCTGATGACTTTGCCGAGCTGGAATGTGGAAAGCACATCGGGGATAGCGGTTTCAAAGTCGCTGCCCGATACGGATTGTTCCGCGATAAAAGCCTTTAGCCCTTCACTAGGCTTAACTCCCGCCCCTGCGCTTATGATGGCTGACCTCAAGAAGTTCTCTTCTTCTTTTCCTTTCGGCTGAAGGAGCGCAAACGCAATCGCAGGATCGCCTACATCTTTCCTGGTTGCTTCTATTTCATTGAGCTTCTTTGCGATCCCGCTCAAGACACCCAGTCCCGCGCGGAGCGACAGCAGGCCCGCGCCAAATGCCAATAGTTGTGTCTTGGCTTTGGAAAATCCTCGCTCCATCGCGGTTGTGCGTTTCTTCGTTGCTTTGGCGGATCTTTTGAGGCTTTTCTCTAGGTTCTTGTTGGCGTCACTCAGCTTGGCGAAACCCTTATCGGCCTTTGCGACATCTGCGTCAAAACGCATCGTTGTTACGGCGTCTGGCATCCTATCCCTCTATAACCGTCGGTTTTTCCGCAACACCCAAGGCAGACCAACAAATCTCTACCACATTTTCAGTGGTCAGAATTCCAAGGGCCGCCGCCTCTTTCCTGTTGGTTCTATAGTTGACAGCCAATGCCTCCACCGCCAAATAAAGAAGCGCTGTACTTGAATATGATGTGTCGATAGAATCGCTTGCGTCCGCCTCCGAAACCTGCTTAGACATTTCTCGCAACATAGTCTGCACGCCCGAATCAAAAGCCTTGAGGCGATTTGGAACGATGGCGATTTCTTCCCCGTCGTCATCAAGCGCAAAGGTCTTTGGGATGGATGTGTATTCCGGGATAAGCCATTTTGACCCGTCTCCCAAGACGAGCGCATTCCCCGGCGTCACCTTCTCCCGAATGAGATCGGAACACGTCGGCATTGGCCGGTCAGTGAACCACCCGAGCCAATACTTCCCGCCGTCGATTTCGATCCAGCGTTGCTTATCCTTGAAGTATCCGATATCGCGCAACGGCGTCGGCTTCAATTGGTGCGGAGAGCGGGGCGTAATGACGCAGCCCGAGCCCTTGTCCGGGCCGGCCTGTTCAACGCCCCGATGATCAATCTCGGCCCGGTAAAACGTGGCATCCAACCCCGCCAACTTCAATCGCTCGTTGTGCGGGGGCGTCGTGAGTCCGCCTATGTAGTACAAGAATCCCATTACGCGATGGCCGCATTAGGATCGATGACAAGGATTGCATTCGTGCCGTCGAAAATCGGCTGTATCGTCACGGGCAATTTTGCTTCGCCGCCCTGATCGGAGCTGACGGCCCCGGCCGTTGCAAACGCCTCGGCAATCGTGATTTTGACGTGGCTTTCGGTTACGTCCGTATCGTGAGTTCCGCGCTGTGTCTTGCGCCGGAAATACTGGATCACGTCATCGATACTGTCGCCGTTATTGGTGAGGGTGGCGAGAAGGTCCAGGTCTGATGTAATGATCTCCAGCGTCGGCTGTTGAGTCCTCACGGCAACGAATTGATCCCACGGGATGCCATTCGATCCTTGCTGCAAAATGTCCAGGCCGAAGTTCAATGTGGCCGACTCGATATCCCAGTCCGCTCCGCCGTAGTCCAGCTTCGCCAAGGAGAAGACTTCGTTATTGACGGGGATCGCCGGAAGGCTTTGGGAAACCGCAATCGTCAGCGGGCTGTTCGTGCCGTCCGACGTTGCGAAGACTTGGCATTCGAGCACGGCGTTACCGGGGCTCCCGTCTCCTTGCGAAGCTGTCAGGCTCACGGGAATAACCAGCCCGTTTCCGATGGTCAACTTGACGTGCGACGTGGCCCCGGCGTTGACGCCTTCGTTTACCTTCTGCGTGAAGTAGACGATCACAGATGTAGCGATGGCATGGCCCGTAGCGCCAAGCAAAGCCAAGAACGTGTCAATGGCTGTCGTGGTAAACGTCACGGCGGGCCGTCCGGATTGAAGCCCGGCGAATGTTGGATTGATAAGTCCCGCGCCGCTGAGTATCAGCGATTGAATTGCGGGGTCGAAATTTAGGCTCTGGATCGATCCATACGCAGTCCCGTCAATGTCTATCGGCCCTTGAGTATATGCAATCTGTGCCACTGTTCTATCCTCCTACGCTCGTATGCGTTTTTTCGATTTGCCTTTGAGTCGAGACATGCGCCGCTCGATATCCCTGCTTAGATGCCGGGCGAGTAGCTTGCGGTCTTTATCGCTCACGGCCTTCATCTCTGATATCATGTCCGGGCCGGTTCCTTTGACTCCGCGAAACCTCATTTTCAGAGGGCCGCGCAATTTCATCTTGACGGACTTTGCGCTCCCCGTAGGCTCCGTGAAATTCGACTTGATAGTCCTGGCCATGTGGCCCGTGAACGTCATCGGCTTTGCATGGTGTTTCAGGCGTGCCTTCGCCACCATCGTCACGCGCTTGCGTTTCTGGTAGCCGTATTCCTGGGCCGCGCCCAACTCAAAATGCGTCGGGAACAATTCAAAGAACCAGAACTTCATCATGCTCTTGAGCGACTTCTTGACAATCCCCGGAAACTGGCGTTTCAGAAAGCCGGGTCGATTCTTCCATGTCACTACCCATTCGGCCATTATGTCCACCTCGTGCGCCAGGCGAATTCCACGAAGTCTCCGATCTTTCTTCGCTCCGCCTTCGTGGGGATCGCGGGCCCCCAAAGGCGTTCAATTCGCCTCAGATTTTGCGCGCCGCTGCGCCCTACCGAGTTACCCATCTCTTCAATGAGCGGACCAACCTGTTCCCTCCCATATTGGAGCCGCGTTGCCATGCTTGCGCGATTTGAGCCCACGGGAATTTCAATCCCGATGATGATATTCAGCATGCCTTCCGTAGTAAAGTTACCGCCGGGGGTCAAGATGTCCAGGGCAAGGGATCCTTCGTTGTGTGAATCGTCGTCGATGATGAGGTATGGAAACGCGGGGCTTACTTCTGCGTCAATGAATATGAAGGCTAAGGCCGCAGTCGCATTCGCCGCGCCGGTGATGGTCTGCCACGTGGCGAGTTCCGAGATGTCCGTCTTAAGTTGTCCGACAGGGCTCGAAAGGAAATCGCTCACAGCGTAGCCCTCCATGACTCGATAGCATCCACGGCCGCGTCCGTAGCGTTGCCAAGGACGGGAAAGACGGCCGCCGTAGCCGCATGGCGCCGTTCCTTTTGGCTTGGAGGATCGAGTAGCGCAAGGTCGATTGTGTCGGCCAGGTCGGCCGGAAAGTCGCAATTGAAGCCGACTTCCGAATGCTCCCAGAATCGCAGGCCATGATTGACGTCCCGTCGGTACTTCGCGGAGTTCATGGCCACGACGGGCCGATCCGTTGCGGCGAATTCGTAGAGCGTGCTCGAGTTATCGACGGCGTAGATGTCCGCCTCGAGCATGACGCGGTCAAAGTCGGCAATGAAGGGAATGCCTGCCTTGCGGAAGTTTTGCGCCATGACGGACGCTACGCGGGGATGGCAGTGGCCGGCGATCTTGAACCGCTTCGCCAGCTCGGGAAGGACTTGCTCATACTCGGGGAACGCCCACCCGGCCTCCGCCGCAAACTTGGCCGGCCAATGGAAGCTGATGACTACAAGTGGTTTGTCGCCCGGATCTTTCTTCGGGGCGGCCATGTGCTTGTCGAGATAAGGATCGCCCACGATAGCAGAAGTGGCCGCCGGGTAGTATTGGCGATTGAGTTTCGCAACATATTCGTTCGGACACAAGAAGAGGCCAACGCTACGCCTACCCGTGCCGCCTGCGTAGGAAGGATGACGGTTGCCGTATGAAATACCGCAGCCATGTTCCACGAAGATCTTATGGCCAAAGTGGCGGTTTGCGGACTGGTAGTCCCCGGACGCCGCCACAAGGATGATATCGTTGTTCGTGCGCGTGCGCGACGTGCGGCCGCGCTGTGCTTGTCGAGTGCCGCCGCGCATGCGTAGGTTGGGAAAGTTCTCAAGGTCGCGCTCAGGGACGCCTTGCGAGACGAGATAGCCATGGTGGATGTTGTGCGCGTAGAACTTGCCGCGATTCTTGAGACGGCTCCACACGGGGATCCAGTGCGCGGCGTAGTGCGGCTCGGACATGGCGAAAGAGATGGGGCCGGATCCGAGGGCGCGATTCTCCTTCGGGGGGCCTGGCCAATTGTGTCCGTTCGTTGTCATTCGCGCCGCCTGTTTCCGTCTACCCGTTCAAGTTCCACGCTTCCGCCCGGCGATCTGTAGCCCGGCTCGACACGCAGGAATTGGAGTGTGATCATGCCACCCGAGACTTCAATCGTATCTGTTGCGCTCCAGCTAAGCCCGCCGCGCGTAATTTCGTCATCACGCCCCGGCGTTGCGAGTGTATCCGCCACTTTGAGCGTCACCTCCGCCATGCCTAGCGCGTTCTCGCCGTCGACCTGGATCCGCTCTTCGATCTTCTGTTCGCAGAATACGACGTTAACGGTTTCGTTAAACGTCTCGGAATCCGCAGAGTCGAATTGCTTGTAGGTCACATCCTCGCCAAAGGATGCTTTCAATTCGTCTGCGGCGCTTGTCGCAAACTGCGTATCGAAGGAACTCGGCATTCTACGTTCCTCGAATCGTAAAGTTTCCTACTGTCGCGGCCGCCGGAAACCACACGCCCACAAGCTTGATAACGTCGAGCCCGTAATCGTCCTTAGCTATGTTGATCGAGGCGCCATCGGCCAACGACAAATCGTGTGCGGCCACGCTTGCCGCCGTGGATGTGTTGAATCGCACGTAGATGCGTTGTCCCGACGTGTTTGTCAGGAGAAGATGGCTGGCCGCCGTCCCAAAGGTCCACAGGCCCGCCGTCGTGTCGGCCACCGGAGTGGTCGTTTTTGTAGGTGTTGTATATTCGTTTGGCAAAACCAACTCCTTTTCTGCGTCCCGGCCTCGCAGGGCCGGGACGCAACATCAAACCACTTTTCAGCGGGAGTTATGCCGCGGCAACTTCGGTGATCGTCGGGGCTGCGCCGTGATACGTGACGCGGTACGGGATCTCTGCGTCATCGCGTTCGGTGTCAACCCGAATTTGTACCTGTAACTCCTGCGCAACACTCACACTTCCTACATAGAAGTGCTGTCCACTTTCGCTTGAGTCGAGAGATCCGTCTCCGTTCGCAGTGACTTGTGCGCCATTCATGACGTGTCGCAGATTCGTTCCGTCGATCTTAGTCACGACTGCCGAATCGATAACGTCTGCGGCGGTCGCAATTGTGTCGAGTCCGGTTGTGTCTTTGTTGTAGTCGAGATAGATGTGAAGATCTCGAAGTCCGCCCGCCGCCGGAACGATTGTCAAAATCGTCACAAAGTCGGTGTAGTCGGCTTCGCTGATATCAACATCTGTCTCGCCGTTTGCCTCGCCTAGCGTGTCGCCTGCTAGTACGAGCGCTACATTCGTGGCCATCTGATTAAGGATGCCCTTGATGTAGGCAATGATCGAGGCCGTTGTGCCGACGCTCGTAACGGCGGCGTCAACCTTGTTCCCGATCACCTCAAATGTGAGTCTGTTTTCTGTGTCGTCTGGGCCAGAAACTCTTGGCATGACTCTTCTCCTATTCGAGTGCGGCGGACGGCCCGTGCCGCCCGCTCACACGTTGCGGTTTACTCGTCAGCCGGAGCCGTTGTGGCGGCCAAGTTCTGCACCCAGTAGACGAAATCGGTAGCACCGATCTCGACGTCCCAAGCTACGCGCGCCTGGAAGGCAATGCGGCTCTTGAGGAAACTTTCCGTGGTCATTCCGAGCGTGACGTTCTCGATCCGCAGTTTCCACTTTCGGATGAACTGCTTTCTGGGAATTCCGAGATACCACGCGGATGTGGACAGATCGTCCAACTTCGTCGAGGACAGAAGGCTCGGACGCCAGCGGCCTCGAGGGCCCCACGGATTCAGTTCGTTCTCGACACCGGGGGACATTTCGCTTCCGAGGATCTTGTCCGCCGTTCCGACAAGCGCATCGGGCACAAGCAACGTCGCCTGATTGATTGGGATGCTCACCCCCTTTAGACGGTAGTTGAGCATGGCGGCCAACACGGCGCGCGCATTGTCCAGGTCCGTCTCATTGACGAGAGGATTGGAGTTGACGCGCGTTCCGCTCGGGGCGCGCTTGCCCGGCGTATTCGCCGACGCGGAAAACAGCGCCGTTCCCGTTCCGTTCGGACGATAAACGAATGTCTCCACAGGGGATGACGCGGATCCGTCGTGATCCGTCACGCGCGAAAGAGTCTGCTCTTCGATGAACTCGCCCGCGATCTCGCCGAGGGCGTTGATAAGCCGGACGATGTTGGAGAGATCGTTTTCTTCGATGGTCTCGCCAGTGATGCTTAGGCGGCGGCCATTGCGCTTGTGGCGAATCTCGAAAGACTCTTCACCTGCGCCAATCTCTGGGAAGTCATCACCTTCCTTGACGGTGTCGATAGTCGTGTCTTCGGACGTGATAGCAACATACGTCGCCGTCTTTTTGTTGTTATCATCTTCGGTTACGAGTTCCTGGCCGATTGTTGGAACGGCGTCGAAAGCGTCGTTGACGCCGGCCACCGTAAGCGCTCCGGACAGGACAGGGAATGCGGACGCCATGACGGCGCGCTCTTGGCCAAGCACGTCGGCATAGACTTCGACGCCAACATCTATGAGGCTGTGGAACATCCGCTTCAGATCGTGGAAGTCGCCCCAGCGGAGATCGCCGGCGTCAATGAAATCCTTTGCCCTCTGAATGAACGCGGACGGATCGTCGGCCGCCATCCGCGCAAACTCGTCGGCTGTGTCGGCCCGAGTGAATCTGAGTCCAGATTCGATAAGGGGTGTCTTTTTCTTCTTAGACATCTTCTATGTCTCCTATTCTCTGTTTCAATTGTGGAAAGCGCCGGGGCCTTTCGGCCCCAGCAACTGTCTCTAAGCGTTTGCTACCATCGCGGCGTAGTACGAATTGTCTTGCGCGATGACGCAGCGGACATGTGTGTCTGAGCGGATCGTTGTGCCTCGATCGCCGCTCGCATCGTCGCTTGCGTGGCCCTGTTTCTGTGGGTAGTGCTCCTGGCCCACGACGCGCGCCAAAATGTTCGTCCCGGCACTTACCGTCACCTTGTCGGAGGCCGAGAAATACAAGGCGGCACCCACCGAGGGATTACTTGCAGCGGCCAGCTCATATTCGAAGATATCGTCCGGACGCGGCACGATGATCTCGTAGTAGCCCGCAAGATCTCCGGACTTGATTTCCTCATTCATGATTGCGATGTTCGCATCCATGTCAAAGTCGGAATCGATCGGGATCCACGTTGTGTTTGTCGAGCCGGTCAATTCGATGAGTTCGCCGCGCTTGATGGCCGTGGTGGCCCCCGCAACGAACTTGCCGAGCTTTATAAGGGGCTCAGCGGCTCCACCGAGATTGCCTACCCATCTTGTTGCATTGTCTGCCATGGTTCTTAGTCTCCTATTTCACCGTCTGAGGTTTCGCGGCCTCTTAACCTGTCAAGCCGCGCTTGAATTCGTCATCGGAAATGTCGCCGATTTTGCGATCCTTCTTTTCGTCTTCAGCCCTTTTCTTCTCCGCCGACTTGCTCACGTCTTCCGGCTCGGGTGTGCCGGCCGGGGGCGACTGCTTTGCGCGTTCCTCGAGCAACCGCTTCCTGGCATCCTCAACGTTCAACTTCTCAAGGATGCAATCTTCGGCTGTCCGCTCGAGACCTTCGGGGCAAATGTCCCGGATCTGCGTGTTGATTGCGGCGCGCGTACGCCCGTCGATTTCTTCCGCGCTTTCTACCTTGGGCTCTTCGCGAACCTTTGGATCGTCATTCTTCGGCGCATCTTCTACGCCCTCTTCATTCTTAGGCATAATCTCTGCCTCCTTTTCTCTGTTGATGGTCAATAGTTCGGAGAGGTTGCGAATCATCGATTCTAAGTCCTCGCCGTCAAGCATCGCCCTTCGCAAGGCGTTCATATCTGCGGGCACGGGGACTACGGAGATCTCCAAGAGTTCCCACTGGCGAATGATGGTAGCCGGGCCGGTTATCATGTTTGGCCCTTCGCCGTCCGTTTCGCCATCGTCCAATTCCTTGATCTTCGAGCGGTCAGGGATAAAGCCGATGCTCAGGGCGCGGGCAAAACCGCCCTTAACTAGAGTCCAGATGACTTCGGCGCGTTCTGTTGGGGCGAATGTAATCGTTGTCTCAAGGGTCCGGTTGACGGCCTTCACAATGGCGCGCCCAACGATGTTTCCTACGCTCTTCCGGTCATGTGTGTCGAGTACTACGGGATTCTTCCGAAAGCGCTCGAGGCGAATGCCGGGGATACGCAGATGCTCCGGCCCCCAGAACGTATCGACGCCGGCCTCTGTGGCCGCTATGAATGTGGCTGTGCGGTTGTCTTCGTCAATGTCCCGCACCTCGACAGTATCGAGCATGGCGCGATTCATGTCTTTGAATCTATTCTTGTCGGCCATTGGAATTATTCCTTCCGTTGTCATCATCGTCATCGGGATCGTCGGGCTCGTCGGGCTCATTCGGCTCATTGGGATCGACGCCCTTCGGCGGAAGCCCGAGGCGTTCGCGCTCTTTCATTTCGCGCAACTCTTCGCGGAGCCGTTGGTCCTGGATTTCTTCCCAATCCGTGCCGCGCATCGCACATTGATCACGGAGCGTAGTGGTCCCCATTTCCAATTCTATCTGAGCGCCCTTGGCTTCCTTGACGGGGTCAATCCATTTCCATCCGTTGCCGATCCAGCCCACGGCGAGAATGTCATCGGAAGTGATGCCTGCCAGCCGCTCATCGCCCCGAAGGATGGCATCTTCCATCACCACTTGCCATTCCCAATTCAGGTACTTTTCGATGATGAACGATTGCAGGACAATGTAGACTTGCCGCGTTTCGAGTAGGTCCGTGCGGGCGCTGGAATATGTGGATTTGGAGAAGTCCTTGAGCACTACTTGCCATGAAACCCCGAGGGCCGCGCCGATGCGACGGCAAACCATGATAATGAACGCCTCAAGTTCCGGCGTCGGGAAGTTTGGGATCAACGTCTCGATACCTTCGCCGGGTTTCAATTTCCAAATCATGCCCGGCTCGAGTGATTGGTCAAGAGAATAACCGTACTTCTCCGCCGTCACGTCAATCATCTGGTCTGTCTCTTCGGGCGAATTGATGAACACGGCAAGGCAGGCGGCGATCTGTGTACGCTTCAATGCGGCAATCAAGAGCAGGTCAAGGTCTCGGATGTCTTGGAGAATTGCATGGAACGCCGGAACGCCGCGCGTTTGACCGGGGCGCTCAATCATGCGAATGTGCCGCACGGATTCTGCCGGAATGCGCTGAAATTCGCTTGTTTGGTGTGTGCCGACGGTGATGGTGTCGCCAGGGTGCTGATTGAGAATCCAATATGCCACAGGAACGCTTGCGTCATCACGCTCTACGCCCTGTCGGAAATGGGGGTCTGCAATAAACTCCATCGGGGTTGCAACGCGCTCGGCTTCCACGGTTTCAAACCATATCGGCTCGCCCGCTTCTCTGACAGTAATCTTCCGAAAGATCTCCCCGTCCTCAAAGACCTTCCGTATAATCATGCGCTGCGCTTCACCATGGCCGAGTTGATCGGCTAGGCTGAGAGTGTCCTTGCGCGATTTCCAGACGGCCTCAAGCGCTTCGTTCTTGGCGGGCTTCTTTGTGCGCGCCTGTGCCCGCAAGCCGGTTCCTATGACGTTGTTAACGAAGCTCTGCGTCAGGCCGGAGCCGATTGGATCGTCGCGATTCAGTTCACGGCTCCGGCTACGCAGCTTCGGAAGGGAGAGAAGTATTTCGGCATCGGCGGAAGAATCATCGCCAAGCCAAGGGGTCTTGGAGCCGGACTTGCCCGCCGCCCGGTA